GGTAAAGGAGCGGATAAAGTCGCCGTGAGAGTCGGAAGTCACGGACTGACCGGCAACAGTACCTTGCGGGCTTGTGGTAGTAGTCGCGGAGTTCTGAATAACCTGATTGATATTGATCGGCAAGCGTTCGCCGCCGAGATACTCAGGACGCTGCAAACGGGCATCTGGAGACGTAACACCAAAATGCGCTTTAATCATTTCTTGATAGCGCGTACCACCGCGGGCGTCTTTCTCGTACATCTTCTGAATCTGAAATGCCGTACGAAGCTGATTGATAGTCACAATCGAAACATCGCCGACATCGGCATACAAATTGTTAGGAATAGGAATGATACCGGAAGCAGAATCGCCAGAAGAAACCGAAGAAACAAAGTTAGGAGGCTTATTTGAAACAGTATGAGACGCCAAAGTATCTCCAAAGACCTTAACGCCAGAAGTAAGAACGCCAGTCGGAAGCGTAACGTCCGAAGCAGAAGAATTATAAAGATCGTAAGAAATACCAGCAAAGTCACGATAACCATGTCTAGTATTAGACGAATAAACCGGAATATCCTGCGGCGCAAGATTTACAGTAACATCCGGACCTTTTTGCGGAGCCGGCAAAGCGGAAGTAAAATAATCATGCAGTTTTGCTGCAGTAAAAGGAAGACCACCTTTTGCGCAGTCTGTAATGTAATTGCCTGTATTTACACCAGTAACGGTCGTATCTGTACTTGTCAAGTCTAGTGGACACAAAAAATGTTTTTTGTGATATAGTGTTTTCATTTGTGGACACCAGAGCATTTTTCCTCTGATTTCCGTTTTCGTTTGTGGACATAGAAAGCGTTTTCTGTGTTTTTTCATTTATGGAAGTGGACACGAAGGATGTAGACCTTCCAATTACTCGTTTTCTTTGTCTTTCCTTCTTCGGCTTTCGACGAACTTCGGTTCCTCTGTCAGATTCCTCTTGGAAAAGGTGTCTTTTCTCTCCAGTTCTCCCCGTTGGTACCGGTGGTAATAGTTATCCGGTATATCATACCCAAGGGCGTAGCAGGGCCTCTGTTTGTTGTAGAACTTCACATAGCGCTCAATCGTGTCGATGAATTCTTCCCTGCTTCTGCATGCATTGAGTTTGAAGTCGATGAACAGTTCCTCTTTCATCCACCCGTTCAAGGATTCGTTAACCGGATTGTCCGTCGGCTTTCCCGCCCGTGACATGGACCTGGTGATATTCGTATCCTTGATTAGCTCGTTATAGGCCACCGATGCGTAAACAGAGCCTTGGTCGGTGTGCAGAATCGTAGGTTCTGTACACCCCTTCAGCATGCTGACGATCTCCTTCAACCCCCTGACATATTGATCTCGGTGTCCTCTTCGGTCAGCTACCTGCCAACTCAGAATCTGTTTGGTAAACACATCGAAGTAGAAAGTCACTTCAAAATAGAAGTACCAGACCCGAAATGTCGTCATGTCCGAAACGATTACCTGTCTTGGTCGATCCACCGTCTCCCATGTCGTAAAGATCAGATTCGGATATTTGTCCTTCACCTTACGCTTTCTGGGGCGGTTCTTGTGCTTCGTCTCCGACTTGATCCCTAGATATCGGAAAATCTTGTAGATGAAGTTTGCGCTGCATTCCACATCATAGTTGTTCCGTATGTAGGCGTGAACCCAGCGATATCCATGAGAGGGATGTGCTGTATGGACTTCTTCAACAATCGCGATGACCATTTCCCGGTGCCTCTGCAGGCTGGATTTGCCCCGTTTTTTCCACTTGTAGTAGCCGGACCGGCTGACGCCCATAAGTCTGCAAAGTTCTTTGATGTCGTATTCCCTAGACAGGGTATCGATTACTTCATATTCTTCAGTTTTAAAGGAATGTATACTTGCTCCCCATTCTCCATCTTCACTGTATAGTTTTTTTTAAGTCTTTCGTTCTCTATCCGCAGCTTCAGGATCTCTCTCTTGTAGTTTTCTTCGGTTCGGTCGATTCCCTCCGGCAGCACATCTCCTGTCTGTGCATCGGCTCTAGACAATCCTTCCAGACCCTGTGTTTCATATTGCTTCATCCATTTCTTGAACGCTCCATCCGATATGCCGTTGGCATCACAGAAATCCGAGAGCTTTGTTTCCGGATTTGATAGATACCTCCTAATCAAAAATTCCTTTTGCAAGGGATCCAAATGCTTTCCCATAGTAGCCTCCTTTCTGGTAGTCGCCGCGCCGAGGGTACCTCTGTGCCCACCGTGGAGCTTTCGGTCGAACCTTTGGTCCTCACAAAAGCTTCACGACAATCTCTACTCCAAGTATACTCTCGGAATCGACATTTTTCTACCGTTCCGTGTCCACTTTTATTTTAGCATCAATCATCTTTTGGAGTCTCAAGCGGGTCTTTCAAATTCTGATCTCTAAACCATTCGTTCACAATAAGGCTGTAAGCACGAAACGGCAGAGCACTGATAGACAAGTTAGATACACCGGTAGGAATACCAAAGTAATCAGCGATAGTACCAATATTCCAACCTCCGGTCGGGCTCTTGATCTGAGGGACTTCGTACTCGGTCTGAGGAATCCAAGCGGATTCCGTGTTTTCACCATTTAATTCACGCCAGTGATCCCAAACGATACGGTTTGGCACATAAAAATAGTAAGTGTCCAAGTACAAGTTATCCATCGGAGCAGTAACGAGCGGTTGCATACGACAAATAAGCGAAGTCTTCACCTGGAACGTATCTCCGGGTAACACTTCATCAAAATAGAACGGAATTAACTGACCAACGTTAAAACTGGTTTTCACAGAACACGGTCTATTAAACTTAGAACGGGATATATCAATCTGCGGATTGATCGCGAAGCGCGAATCCATATTACGCATTATTTTCACCTGCCTTTATAGCTATGTCTTTCATTTTATCAAGCGCCGGAGTCTCAACCTTCGGCGTAACAACGTCTGCTTTAATATCTTCTTTTGCCTTGTCATCGGCCTTGAAAATATTCTTTGTTTTTTCACTGTCTAACTGAGCGTAAAACTCGGAAGGAGAGTGATTGTATTGCGCGCGGATATCAATAGGAAGCTGATAAAACAGGTTTTCAGCGTCAATAACCCTCTGCTGTAACTCAGCCATTGTAGTAGGCATTTGCGTAAAATCACCGTAAATACCCTGAACGCGCGAGAGGGCAGTTTCGTCACCATTCACGAAGCGAGATAGAATGTAATCGATAGACACAGAATCTTTATAACTTTGAATCTCGGCGTAGAGATTATATTCGCCGGACTTTCTGAGTTCACGTTTGCCATCTTCATCAACGTGCATTTTATACGTGGGCTTCATGCCGGAGCCTGGCACAGAAGGCACGCCGCGCGTACCCAAACGATCAAATTGTGTTTGAAACATATTACACCTCCTTAAAATCACTCAAGGAACAAATATAAACAGAATCAGTACCTTCAAGCGAACCGTCATCTGTCTCAAAATAGCCAATACGGAAAAGTTTAAAGTCATCCGGATAAGATGCCAGAGCACTATTTGGTTCACGATCAACAGCATCTCTATAGAGCTGATAAAGCCAACGCTTAGCCATATCATCGTTAACAAACGAATAAACTTGCGGTTGATAACAAGATTTAATATCTTTGATAACATACAAATAAAAAGTCATAATCTGATACCTCCTCTGTAAGATGTAGGGTTAAGATTGATCTTACGGGTAGTTACCGCGGTATTGCTGAACACTTTACGATCAGCGGAATGTCTCATTTTCTCTGCCATTACATTAAACCTCCTAGCAAATCAGATAAATCGAGTGGGAGATTGAAAACCACAGCCAAGACTGCGATAATAACGATCAGCACCTTCTTCAATAGCTTTAAGTTCTTCTTCGTCATATTCTTCTTCATACATAACATCACCATCCAATCTGAACATGACAGGCATTTCCCATATTAGGAGTGCCACAATAGGTATAACCAATATCTAAAGACTTCCAATAATCGCGAATCGCCTCAGGCTTAACACCGTGAATATACACATCAGCGGCCATGCCGGTCAAATGACGCGAATTTTTAGAAGAACCTTTGAGAGACGCATTATATTTTTTACAACGTAAACCGGACGTTACAATCATAGGCTTGCCAAAGTGAAGCCGAGTCTGTTCTAAATAAGTCAGAAGCTTCGCATTGAGCTTAGAGGGCAGGGCGTGGTTACGACACCGGCGGCAGTTACATCTAAACTCTGAGAGTGTGAAATAGCTAAAATCCTGAACGAGCCACTTATTATAATGATAAGTTGAAATAACAGCCATAATTACACCTCATAATTCCATACTTTACGCATAATGATATACAACTCATAATCAACCGCAACATCTTCGATAAAACAATCCTTCATACACATATGGTAGTACAAATCTTCATCAAAAGGGTCAATAAGCTCACGACACTTTTCAGCACGAGACCTGTTTAATTTAAAAGAATCGATTAAAACATTCAATTTTTTACCTTCTCTGACCATCTTTTTTTCCTCTCTTTCAATAAAAAAACTCTTCAACGCTGAGTTGAAGAGTAGAGAGTATCTATTCCTAAAATCAGCGTTTTAAGAAAAGTTATAACAGCTAGGCAATAAACAGAGCGTATGTTATCTCGACAAGCCAGTATAAGACAACAAGCAGGATAGCCGAAATAAGAAACTTAATAACAGTATTCATTAACAATCACCTCTTTTTAAAGCCTTTACTTTACTATCTAAATTATACTCCTTTGTAGCCAAATAGTCAATCTTATTTTTTGAAGTTTTTTGAAGTTGTAAATCCATAGAATCGATAGCCGCCTGCTTGCGGCGTTCTTTACGTTCAACAACATCTTGTTCAGGGAAATCATCTTCGAAAAGCTTTTCGAAGTAGGGCGGCGGATAGATCTTGCGGGCACCTTCATTGGTAGGAATTGACACAAAATCATAAGAGAAAAGCTCATCTTTATGGTCTTCATAATACTGACGCGCGATACCGGGCTTTCGACTCATTAAAGTAAATTCAGGCTCGATGTTATAAATATCGTAAAACTCAGACTCTTTTCCTAAGTGTTTTTTCATAATGTAACGAGCGACATAAGCGCAAGACTGCCAAGTTACTTCGCCAACAACAGAAAAACCATTCTTCCAACAACTGGAAATCAACTTGCTATTATACAAGTTATCACCTTGTAGGTTACGTTTATACAGTGACAAATCGTCACTGTCCAATTCTAATCCAAACAAGATCGCATGAAAGTGCGGACGCATAGTCTCGGAACCATACTCACCGGCGGCGAAAAATCTCAACTTATTCTCATGACCTGCATACTCATAAGCACGACGGAGACGTTTCATAAAGTCTTGAAAGTCTTTCTTGACCAAAGTAGCATTCTCAGCATAAACCTCTCCAGTTTCAAGGTCATACATGGGATTTTTAGGAATATGTTCATTATCGTAGGTAAGAGTAACGAACCAAGATTGCGTATGGTATTGTAACTCCATCATACATCTATCAGCCCATTTGCGGGAGCGATTCAAACGGCACTCTATACATTGACCGCATGGAACTTCAACAAATTCAGTCAGGGCATTCTTTTTGTCATAGATAAGCGATTCCTTCAAATAACGTTTATGGCCATTGATAAATTCAATGTGATCTATATCATAGGGAGCGATCACAAGATTCTTTTTGCCATTCTCTGTGAGACCATTTAAAAAACCTTTAAGCGGACGCGTGCACACTGTTAAACCTCTTTTCTTTCTCATTTTGTGTCACTGGGGACAGTTACATCGAGAAGGTAACTGTCCCCAGTCCCCTCGTCTAACCCAAACCAAAAAATTTACGGATCGCCTGATCGCGTGCGTAATCTTTCGCGTAACGTTTCGAGTAGCGATCATCACGCTTGCCGTTAACGTAACCTTTCATACGGTTGTAAAGACTAAAAGCGCCGGAAGACGCTTTACCAACAGCTTTGCCAGTCTTCTTGCCATCATCGTTTAATAAATCCTTTAAGAAATACATAAACGGGTCATTCGGATTATCCGTAGCGTAGCGCGACGCGGCGGAAGACATATTCGCACCATACATAGACGCGCCGGCGGCGATGTTAGCAACAGCTTCTTGATTCGCAAGACCTGCATAACCGAGTTCGCGCTGTAAATTATTAGACCATTTCGCCATCTTTTGAGCGGATTCGATGTTTTGCTCGTTCATTTTTAACTGCGCACCGACCTGCATTTGCTGTAAGGCATACTGCATTTTTAACGCGGCGGTCGAAGTATCGGCGGTTGCGGCGCCGCCGGAAGGCGTGGAAGCGCCGTTATTAGCAGACAAAATAGGATTTAAACCTGCGGCAACAAGATCTTTAACTTCGCGTTGATGACTAGTATTGGACATGCGTTCTTGAAAATCCATCTGATCTTGAACCTGCTGAGCGTTAAACGCATTATTGCGATCGGACATCATGACAGACTGATTAAATGCTTTTGCAGATTGAGCGTCATTATATTTATTATTTGCCTTTGTAATAATGCTTCCTAACGTAGCATTATCAAAGGCATAATGCAAATTACCTGCATTATCTATTGCAGTAAAAGCTTTTTTTCCGCGGGCTTTCTCGCGGGCGCGGATTTTTGCACTAGTGACAGACATACAAACTCCTTTCTTATAAAGAGAGCGGAACACCAAACGCCAAAGAGAGCAAGCGCGCGGTGCTCCGCTACTCGCCTTGCGGCTCATGTCGCGCGCGTAGGCGATAAGTGATAGATAAGCTAGTTATGATCTATTAAACCCGGAATCGAGTAAACCGGCATAGGACGTGTAGTCTCATTCTCAATAAAGAAGTCAGCAAAAAGCTGATTGGAAACGGAAGACTGCACAGCAAGCGCACGATCAACAGGGCTCTTATCTTCATTGATCCAGTCAGAAGACAACTTCGGAAGCGTATCATAATCATCAGCAAAATGCCAAGAGTCAAGCGACTTATCATGACTCGATCTCATCTCACCGGTAACGATAGAAGGCTTGTAGCGATAGTCAGCCCAAGCTTCTTGGTATCCAAAGACTTCGTCATCGGCGGCGGTGCCTTGCGCAAAGATCTCCTTATTGAAAATAGGTTGCTCACCAATGTTAGCTAAAACAGGCAAGTAAAAATCTGTTCTAGACTTCTTAGACCAAAAGCGGTTAAGGCCTTGCTGATAAGTGTGTTCGTACCTAGCAACGCATAAACCAATGATCATGCCATGCTCGGTAAAGGAGCG